TACTGTACTCTGAGATGCTGGATAGATGTTGTGAACAACAGCACCAGGATATTCTCCTTGAAGATTTTCTGCCAACTCATTCTTAGAAGGCATAGAACCTTCAATCTCCATTCTATATATTTTTCCTTCCCAGACGACATCAGCGAAATAAGATTCGCTTGCTTGCTCTGGTGAAGACCCTCCTACATTGAGGGTGCCATTGAAATCACCATTAATAGTGATACTTTCGGTTAGAAATTGTTCGAAACTTTTCATCAGCATCTCCAGCGTTTGCGTGCTTTACAAATTGCTTTATCTGGGGTCTTAGAGCAATCAATGTTGTGCATCTTTCTCTGACCATTAGAGCGAGCACAGAAGGACTTGCGTCTCTTTGCTCTCTTGCCACCAGGATTCTTTTCAGTTACAGCAGTCTTAAGTTTGGAACCTGGATTCTCACGTTTGTAAGCATTAACTGCTTTCTGACTCATACCATCAGTCTTATCTTTTTTGTTGACTTTCTGCCAATCCTCAGCAAGTTCTTCTCTCCAGTTAGAGTATCCCTCCCTCACACAGTTGGGAACCATCTTCCCACCCTTCTTCTTCATACCAACTTGCTTGTATCCATCCCAACATGGATCACCTTTTGCTTCAAGTGTAAGCGGGTTTCTTGGTGCTTTTAATTCAATACTATTCTTGGTTTCTCTAGCACGACGAGTCAATTTTTCAATTGGAGTTTCATTTGCTTTGTCAATCAATTCTTGTGTTTTTTGGGAGTATTCAATCTTATCACCCTCTTTATACTCAGAAACTAACTGACCTTCTAGATCAAATGATTGTTTTAAAGTTTTTAATTCAGTTCTTTTTTTGGAGAAAGCTGCACCCAATCCTTGTGGGTTTGCATAATCTTCAGGTTTTGTATTTGTGTGGGTATCTACAAAGTTTTTCATACCCCTACCTATGAGTTGACTAGCACCATATACTGCAGCAGCACCAATAGCAAGTTTTTTTCCAATACCTTCATCCACTTGCTGGAGTTCTTCTCTCCAGTTTGAATACTCATAAGACTCTTTCTTAGTCTTATTTCCCCAATTCTTAGCACCAACTTTACGACACTTGACTAATGCACCAGAAGCATAAGCACTTGGCCAAACATCATATCTTGCTTTTACTTTCTTGTAGCAAGCGTCTTTCTTTTCGTCAATCACTTCACCTTCTGGTTCGAAGTGTGCTTTTTGTAATTGTGATTTCAACTTATGGATATCCTTGCTTTTCCCACCAGCACCTTCAACCGCCTTTATAAAAGCATCATCAAACTTTTCATCATACTTAGTTCCTCTAGTATCATATGCCTCAGCAGTTACCATCTTTGCCTTACCCTTTCTGTTTGGGTTTGGATCTTCCTTACGCTTTTTCTTTGCTCTCTTCTCTCTTTCGTCCTTACTCATTGCTGCACGATCATCAGCATCACGGCAGAATGGTTTGGTCTTTTGACCTTTTTGCTTAGCACAAGGTTTCCCATCATACTTACCACCTGCCTGAACCCATCCACCACCTTTGAACCAGTCATGTAGTGAATAGTCCTTATCTTTAGCAGACTTACCATCACGCTTACCTTCATCAAGATCTTCCTTACCAGTCATGTAAGAAGCAGCAGCATCAGTATTATGCTCAGTGTCAGTTAACTTTGCCTGCACCCAAGCAGGTAAGTTGTCGGCATCAGTTTTCTTTGCAAGAACTTTTGCTACCTTTTGAAGATTATCAATAGACTTTTTGACCTGAGTCTTAGCCATCGAAACTTCGTGGTCACCCTTTTCTTTTGCTTCGCTTACCGATCCACCATTACCACCATTACTACCATTACCATTTGTCTTACCATTCTTTGTGGTCTCGGTGGATTCTTCACCACTATCATCTTCCTTATGATCACTATCTTTCATCAAACGACCTGATCCCATAGTATGGTAACCGACAGGAATTTTCTTACACTTTTTAGAAGTGAAACAATAGTAATATCCTTTTTTACAGGTCTTTGCCATTTTTATTATTTTTCCTTACTATTATTTAGAAAACCTTGCTTGAGTAGTTTTTGTAACTCCGAAGTTGATCCAACAAATACTGCATTATTAGTAACAGTGTTGGGTCCTTTATTATTTCCAACATCCTCTTCCACATCCTTCAGTTTCTTCTGCAAGTCGATTAACTTATCAGTTGTATCAGCAACACTCTTAATTAACTGACCAGCAACTTCATATGCTCTTGGACTACCACCTTCACCGGCAAGTTCCATGATACCATTGATTGCTTCTTGACCCTTTTCAATCAACGAGTATAAGTTTGCTCTTGTATATTCATAATCTTTTGAGATATCAGTCTTCTGCTCTGGTTTTTGAATGCTTTTTGGAGCATCCTCAACCTCAACAATACTACTCTCTACATTTAGAGCATCATCAATAGAATCAAATTCAGACATAAGATCAATTAAATATCTGTTTGTTGTGTTGGACTATAAGATCTAGAATCTCCAAGATATTGCCAATCTTCACTGAATCCAAAATCATCTCCTGGATTTGCATCAATTGGGTCTGGAACAACTGTATACCGCATTTCCCTCTTAGCAGTTGTCCTGTTAGTATCTGCGTAATTATCGACAATAACTTTACGAATAAGACCCTCAGGATTATCTGCCACTGGACCAAACAGATAACTCTTTGCAGTAAATTGTAAAGTGTATATTAATGCTCTTCTTGTTGAAAAGTCTCCTTCATAGTCGTCTTGCATAGCAACACTATTAAGAACGACTGGAATATCTTTTTTTTCTCCAATTGAATCAACTAAATCTATTGTCAAATTGAAGGATGGTTGGAAGTATGGTAAAATTTGCTCAACAATTTGTAAAGCGTCATCGTTCAATTTACAAAAAATACTTAATTCAAATCCAATATTATATGGAACAGGCATGTAAACCTTTTTCATTTTATCATCATCACCAACAGCCCTAAAAGTTTGAACCACTCCAGTCTTTCTAGATGAATCATATTCAATAGATGTCACTTCAAAAGACATTCTTGGAAGGGTTATCTGGACTGGTTTATTTAAATTTGCTTGCTGCTCCAGTCTCGCCAAAAACTTTTGGGAAGGTCCATATGCTAAAGGAACTTCTAGATCAGTATATTCTGCCCCAGAACCATCTTTATGTTTAATATGAATATCATTAAACAAAGTTCCAAAGGAAATAATTGTTTTTCTTATTATTTCGTGATAATAGTATGTTCCTAACATTAGTAAGTTCCAAATGGATTTGATTCTGTGAAATCTACGATCAACTCTGCCTCTTCTTGAATTGTATCATTCTGTTCATATTTATCTTCATATTTGGATGTTACTATTCCAGATATACTATATGTAGCATTAGATTTTTCTCCAACAACAATATCACCTGCAACAAAGTCCCCATTTGTTGGTCCTACCTTTATTATATTGGAAGTTGCATCCCATGATTTAATTCTAGCAGATGCTCCAGAAACAGATCCGATAATTACTTCATTGAACCAGTAAGTTCCAAATCCAACTGTAGATGCAGATCCAATAATTACTGATGGATTTGTAAAATATCCTGATCCAGCATCAACTATTCTAAGTTCAGTTATGGTCCCACCAGAACCTACAATAGCTTTAGCTGAAGCAGGTAACTGCGGAGATAATGGTGGAAGAGATATTGAAACGCTCGGAGTAGTTGTGTATCCAACACCACCATCATTAATAGTAAATGATACGACTCCTTTTTTATCAGTAACTAATGAACATGTTGCAGCAGCTCCCACTCCTCCACCACCTGTAATGGTTATTGCTGGGATCTCAACATATCCAGATCCTGCATTTGTTAAAAGAATTTCCTTTACGGAATGTACACCACCAATACTAGTTGTAATTGCTACTGCTGTAGCATCAATACCACCTGCTGGTGCTGGTGTAATTGCAACATTCGGAATACCGGTATATCCATACCCATCATTATTTAAAAATATTTTTCTAACATATCCACTACCAATATTAGCGGTAGCTGTTGCTGTAGTTCCACTTGGAACTACTTTTAGTGAAATAATAAAACCTTGATCTACAAGTGTGTTATCAATCTCCTCAGTTGTCGTATTAAGATTGTCCCATCCACCCATTTCATCTTCGTATTCGAATAGTTCACATTGCAGTTCATAAACATACGTTTGTCCAAGTTGATAAAATGGTTTTTCGTGTTCTACAAACTTAACTTCAAATATCCTTTGTCCTAGTGGAAAATAAATTAAATCACCTTCTCTTGGTCTTGCGGCGACATTTATTTCGCCCGTTTCTATATCATCCAAAAAGACTGCAATAAAATCTTCAAATCTTTCTTTGGAGATAGTAATGGATAATTCATCTCTCAAACTAACTCCAAATTTAGTCATTATATCACCAGCACCACCATATCCATCATATGTGTTCACATATGCTTCTATGAGGAAATTGTCATCAAATTTAGATGATTGTATTTCTCTAAAAATAGAATCTCTATTAACAATTTTTCTTGGTAGATAAACTACCTCTACACCATAAATCTTGAGTTGTTCATTAATCAACTCCTGTACTAATCTTTGCTCTCAAGAAGAGCCCTGTAGAAAAAAAGGATTTAGTGCCATTATCCAATAAAGTCTAGGGGTGGTAATTCATAATCCATTGCCATTCTTGATTTAATTTCTTGCAACTCCCTTTCTGCATCTTCATAATATTGTCTACCATTCAACTCAATCCCGCCCGGCAATTTAGTTCCACTAAATTTCATCATATTTAATCCCCACTGCCTCTTAATTAATGCAGTCAAATACAGTTTAAGAAAACTATCATTATAAACACCAGTATATGTATCGGGATCTAGTATTCTGTGGCAATC